AAACTCTAAATTCTTTGAATTAAGTCTAGTATCATCACTATAATATTGTAAAGTAGTATACGGATTTAGTACTGATGCGCTAATCTCTGGTACAAATGTAGATCCTGTTACTTTATTATTGAATATTTCATCAATACCATCTACTGTATATCTATCATATCCACCAAATTCATTAATAGTAAGAATTGATTTTGGTATACCGAAAATATTAACAATGGCTTCTATGCTTGCACGAGTACCTTTTGTTTTATATAGATATGGTATGTTGTGATAAATTCTTTTATAAATTTCTTTTTTTATATTAGCTTCTGGTAATGTTGTTAGACTAGAAGTAACATATGTTGAAATTTTCTCAGATCCGGTTGGCGGTAGTAGACTTCCATCTTCATTAATACCAAATAGACTATAATATAAATTATCTGATAAGTTTGTATTAGTGTACAGTGTTGTACCTAAGTTAATTAAAGCATCTGCGACTATATCTGGAGATATACCTGTTGTAGGATTATTAGTTGCATCAAATCTGTTTGTTACATCCTTATAATATATCCAAATATTATCAAAATGTTGCCCAATCATGTTTACAAACGTAATATAGGGCTCATTATTTGCATCATCAGAAATAAACTGAGGTACAATATTTGTTAATAAATCTTTATTTGTAGCATCATAAAATGAAGCAGAATAAAGAATCGATAGTCCAGTAGAAGTTGGTAAAATGGTTTCAGATCCAAGCCAATTTATAGCCTGAGATGATGTTACAGAATATAAAGAGTATGGCTGTGTAGAATTAGATTTTGGCCATGCAGTAGAACCAGAACTATAGTATAAGAAGTATTCGTAATTATCAAAATTAGTTGTAATACTATCTATAGATAGCTTTAAATTGACTATTGTAGATGAAATAGCCGCACTAGTTGAACTACCAGCTAATGATAATTGTTGAGATATCTGAGCATTATATCTTTCAATATCACTTAATTTACTTACAAAGTTATTTATTCTAGAAGTTGCACTAGAAAAATGAATAAAGTTACTAAAATCTGAATAGTCTACATTAATTGCTACCGCTCTATCTTGATAATAGCTCATCATTTTCTGGAATGAACTAGATATAGAAGTAGTTGTAAGACTTGAGTATGAGTAATATGGAGTAGTTTCTCCTACTTTTTCATTACGTTTTACATTATAATTTGGGCCTCTAAGAGCAAATTCTTGAGTTGTAACTACTGATTCAATTTGAATATCAATATTGTATCTTGCAGATTCTGCTATTTTTTCTACAAGCCAAAGTTGATCTTTTTCATCAAAATTGCTAGGTAGTGGTTCATATAATTTTATTAATAGATAAGAACCATCTTCATCTTCTGTATATGCAACATTTGTAGCAATGATGTGTTGATTATCACCAAAATTTAAATAGAAATCAGGGTAATAATTAAGACCCACTATGTATGCTTGATACTGATTAAAACCATCTAATATCTCAGTATTACTTAGGTTTTGAGAAGCCAGTTTTAATTCTGTTCTACTAATAGAAACTTCTTTAATCCAATAAAATCTTCCATACGTAGAATTAAATAAATTTCTTAGAAAATTATATTGTATATTTAGCGTACCTCTATCATATCCATTAGCCTCTAAATCCTTTTTAGGATCTAGCGTTATTGAACTATATAAACCAGAAACAGGATTTACTGAAGGGCTTGGTGTATAATTACTCGCATTGTATATTCTATCTAATAGAGTATCAGTCGTATCATAGATAAAATACTCTATAACATCATTTGGATCACCAAATTTAGTATAGATAAAACTAGTTGTAATTAAAGAATTATCTTTTTCACTATAATTTTGAGATTCTACTCCTTCTCCTGTATATACTATATTTACTATCTCTGCCATTATGTTAATTGTGAGATGTTAAGAAATGTTGATGAAATCTCAACTAACTGTTCTCTTAATGAATTAATTTCTTCTATTAGTGCTTCTTTTTCTTGATCTACTACTGATCCTCCTACATACTCTGTACTTCTTACTATTAAGTAATTATGAGAATTTATTGAACCTGAAATAGGTATATCAAAAAATAACTCATCATAGTATCTAAAAAAGTCAGCTACAGTTACTATTGGTTGATCTATTACAGGAACTGGTGTAACTAATTCGGTAAAATTAGTATCTATTACTTTTTTGTAAGTATTAATGCCCCTAACTGTTTTAGTAAATTGTACTTCTTCCATTGTCTATCTTACTAATTTAAACATATTATTGTTATCTATATCAACAATCTCCCCAGTTGCTAAATTAGTTTTAACTAATATTTTATAAAATCTCTCTGGTTCTAATCCATTCATGTAAATTGAAAAATAAGAACCATTAGAGTCGCAACTTATTTTAGTATAAATAGTGTCAAAATCAATTACTCTCTCACCTGTTTTTACATCTTCTAAAGCCCAATAAGAAGAACTTGGTAATGCTTTGTTTGTAGTATATATTGATGATGTTACAAATGCTCTAGTTGGATATTTATCTCTTGCATTTACTCTAAAAATATATTTGCCAGTATCGTTTTTAAATATGCCAGCATTGTTTCCTAATGTTATAACTGTATTAGAGTTTGATACTACTGAAAGACTTCCTGTACTATAAACAGCATCATTCCATTTAAATTCTAATGTAGGAGGATATATTGTATGAGTATCAATACTAAAGAAACTTAAACCAATGAAGCTTCCACTATTTCTTTCTACTGTAAGAGGGTGTTTAACTATGAATCCATAATTATTTCCTGATCCAGTTAGCCAATTAGATACTATTGGTGTTACATTTACATTAATGTCTTTATTATCTTTATAATCGAAAGATTGAGTAGAGAATAGACCTGTCCATGATCCACCACCAGGAGTATTAAAATATTGAGATCCTATCCAGTTAGTAGAAGATCCTGAAACCGGAGTATAAGATGATGTAGTATACCAACAAACTCCATTTTTAGTAGGAGGATCGTCCATAAACTTACCAGTTCCCATATCCCAAGATTGAGAAACTTGTCTTACTTCAATTGAATATACAGTGTTTAAATTTGAAGCATTAGCTAAATATAATCTTAAGTTTGATGCCCAAGTAGAGCCGCTAACTAATGAATATCCTAATTGTAAATCGCTATCATTAAATTTAATAACCGCTCTTCTAATATCATCAGAAGTACCTTCGGATAATATACTAGATGGAACCTCACTGTTTTTAGAAGCTATTTCTAAGATCTCATCTAATCCCGTATTATCTTCAGGATTCGCTGAATAGAGTGTTGCATCAGCCGATGCGAATATTTTATATACTGCCATTTTATTTAATTATAAAGTTACTATACGACCTTGAATATCTGTATTTGGATACTTAACTTCAAATATTGAAGGATCCAATGAGGGGTATATTACATTGTCATTTGTTGCACCCGGTATATCATAACTATATTTAGAATATCCCTTTGATATATCAGATAAATTACTGATAGTTATATTTTTAACAGTTTGAACTCCTTCTACTCTATCAATAGCTGTATATAGATCTGATAGAATAATTGGCTCATTTATTTGCCAATTATTAATATTAAAGAAGCTTTGAACAGTTGATAATATTCTTGTTAATACATCTTGTGCATTATAATTTGGTCTTAATACAATATCATAATTTACTCCTATATTAATAACGTATGCTGGTTTGATATTGATAGCATCTGTTAACATTCTATAGTTTTGTATATAGTTACTAATATTTTTAATTAAACTATTAGAAGGATCTGCTAAGTTACCATTATTATCTAAACCTAAAACATATAGACTTACTAAAATAGGATCTCTATCAGCTGGATTGCTTGCTTGATAGCTTGCAAATGTTACATCATCACTAGTTACATATGCCTTAGAAACTTTACCATATTCGCCAGGCATGCTTAAAGTTCTTGCTAAATAGTCTTGTTGAGTTACTGCTCTATATTGAGTAGCAAACTCTCCCATTGCATTCATTCTAATCTCTTCGATAGTATCACCATCGCCTCCACCAGAAGCTGGATTTGGGTTATTTACTACTACAGTATTTTGATAACTTGTATTAACACCTGTAACAGTAAATGATCCAACGGATGTTAGTTGATTGGCTAAAACGTTATCAGCAGCTCCACCTGCAACTAAATAAGAAAATGTTATAGTCGTATTACTTGGAGCAAGTCCGTATGTTTGAGTAGTTACAAAGTTTGTAGGATCAAAAGCAGTACCCATTTGACTTAGACCACCACCAGTAAGACCTACGCTAACTGAATTTGGATTAGGGATATAAGATGTATCAGTGTTTGAGTTAATACCAGATCCAAATTCTATAGATAGAGTGTTATTTGATAAAAATCTTGATGTAAATCTTCTTGGAACTGTTACTTTTTGTAATACATATGGTACCTGATTATTATCAGACATTGAATTCAATGAGCCGGTTAGAATAAAGTCTTGAGCCAAATAAGGAACTTCATACCAATTATTACCAGAAGAGTCTACAGCTGATACTATTGATACTATATTAGAATCATTTAATGTTACAGTACTAAATCTTTCAGATGCTCCAAATGTATATGATGTTGTTTTTAGTTGACCAGATATAGCCTGAGCAGATTTTTGAAGTAAATACGATTGGGGTACTCCGTTAACATCTACTTCATATACAGATACATTTGTAGGATTTAATGATGAAGATAT